CGCCCCTAAAGGTGTTAAACAATAACAGTAACAATGGTTACTGTGTTATGGTACTGGCTGCCTTGCGGATACGTTCGGCGATGTCGTACAGGGCTCCTTGTAATTGTTCTTTTTCAGCAGGGGTAAACTCCCCTACGCCTCCGTTGCCATCGCGACCGTGCAGTTTGTGGTATATCCACGACGATGATTTACCAAAATATTCTTTTGATATTCTTCCCCACGATACATCTGCTACTATATCATCTAATAGCTGTAGCATTGTTTGTTTTTGTTCCATAGTGATTTACTTTAAGATAAGCCAAAGGGCAAGGGTAATAAATAGCAAGAATGCTAATATATCTTCGGCTGAGATGCGAAAGGTAATGTTGTACTCATCTCCCTCTTTCATTTGGAAGATGTTCTTAATGTGCTTTAATAATTTCATAGTTACAAAATATTTTATACCTTTGCAACGTTTTTGAAAAGCAGGAGAGCTTTCGCTCCCCCACCTTTTCAAAGACTACTGCAAGAAGGTTGTTAAAACTTCTTTGAGGCTGGCTTTGATTCTTAGCAGGATTGACCAGACTTTTTTTAGTCTTCTGAAACTTAGTTTAAATTCAAAAACCATCATTTCAAAATTTGATTAAACACTCAAGGCTAATGCCTTATCATTGACTTTCAATGACACTGCAAAGATACTACGAAAAATCGTAATAAGCAAATATTTCAACAACTTTTTTTGATTTTTTTTCATTTTTTTTTGCTGTTACATACTGTGTGGTTTATACAAAAAAAAGCGTGCCCACTATTGTAGGCACGCTTTCCAACTAAATATAATATTATGTGTAAAACGAATGGTACGGCAAAAGTAGGGTGCTTTTGGATGTTGCGAAAGGACGGTTGGGAGGTGAGAGATAAGAGGTAAGAGGGGGCGTGAGGCGTTGTGTGGTAGGGGTTTGCGGTGTGTAGGTTCGATGTTGCCAGTATGTTGGTTCGAATAGTGCTGTAGGTAGGCGGTAGGTGATAAGGGGTAAGGTGAAGGGTATAAAAAAAGATAAAAGACTAACAAACAGTCTTTTATCTTTTGTTTTTAGTAAGGGACAGTTTCCGAAGTTTTTTTTGTGCGGGTTGCACTTATACGGTGGTGATGATAAAGCTATCGTGGTAGGCATTATCGAGGAGGTAAGCGTATTTCCACCATAGGAGGTAGTCGAAACAGTCGGAGAGGTGGGTGGCGTGCTCTTGGGGTATGGTAGTAGAGCGTTCGCTACTCTTGTCCTTCTCAAAGGCGTCTTCTTTCTGTTTGACAGCAGCGTTTTCCATAGACACGATGAGATTGGGGCAATTATCCTCGTTGAGGCGGACAAAGGGTAGGGCGCGATTGTTTTCCTCTAATATTTCGTTGATAAGGCGGAATTTGAGGATATGGCTTGGGGTGTTGGGATTGGGGGTGCGATTGAATACCTGCCAGCCTGCTGTACGCAGCATATCTTCGACATCTTGTGCCAAGGTGGTTTTGCTATTCGCCTCGCTTTTGAAGCCCGAACGATCGTGGTATAGGTATATTTTATTGCAGGTAGCGCGGTGAGGCTCGTAGTAGTCGATGATTTTCTTTATCAAATCGGATAGTTTGAGCGGGTTTTTGACAAAGAAGTCTTTGAGTATATTGATAGTGTTGGCGACCTTGCTTTCTTGGGCTACAATACCACAATTGATACGCCCACCGAAGTCGAGCGAGAGTTCGAGGGGCACACCGCTTAGCAAATCGTTGTCGTAGGTGCAGGAGGGTGTGAAACTCTGCGAGAAGTCTTGCAGGGCGGTGGTGTTGTACTGGTACTTGTAGTAATGCTTATCGGCTGACAATTTGGCATAGAAGCCGTCGGCAACCTTACCAGGGCGAATATTCATTATTTCGGCGTTGAACAGCAGGTCGGACACGCGTTGCTCGTACATTTCTTGTATCCACCCAGGTTTGAGGTTTTCTTGGTTTACGAGGGCGTTGGCTTTGATAAAGAGGTGCTCGGTAGGCTTCTGCTTGGCGAGTTTTTCGCGTGCAGTGAACCATTCCCCCGTTTTGGTAAGGGCAACTGACGAGGTGAAGATAGTAGCATTCAGCAGGTTTGCCTTATCAAAAGCTATCTTCTTGGCGCGGTTGGTGGTCAGTACGTTGTTGAATAGTCTGTCGTGCTCTAATAGAGCAGCTTCGTCGCCAATAACAATGTAAGAGTTTAACCCTCGTCCGCTATTGGGGTCATCGAGGGATACGAGTACCAATATAAAGCCGTTGGAGAAGTGCACCACGTTGCTCCACGAGTTCGGGGCTTGAAAAGGCATCTCGAAGCCGAGAGCCTTGCCGTTACGCCCTACCACATAATCTACATCTTCATAAAAACCAAACATCTCCAAACCCTCTTTGGTAGAAGGGAAAGTACGGCTTTTTATCTGCACGAAAGTAGCCCCTACCAGTACCCCCGTAGCGCGTGGCATTTGCTTTACTGCTTCCTTCACAAACCAGCCGAGTATGGTACTCTTACCCGTACCACGCCCCGCCTCTATACAGATATGTTTTACACCTGCATAGCGGTTGGCAGATACGGCAGCCATCTGCATAGGGTTGAGGAGGATTTGTTTAACAGGTTTAATCAGCGGTTTCATCGTCGGGTTCATCGGTTATATCTTCGTACTCGGTATCGGTAGCGGGCAAGCTGTTGAAATCCACTACCCCTGAAGCGAGGGCAGCACGTAACATCTTGGCACTCTTACGGCTCATACGTATATGGTATTCATTAGCGGTAATCTTTTCAAAATTGATTTCTTTTTCTTCTTTATCAAAATTGAAAAGGCGAGAATAGGAGTCTAACGCCTTGCGCGCTTGTTCTAAATCTCTATCTTTTAAAGCCATTTGGTACAACTGCCAATAACTATCTGCTAATATAGCCCTCTCGGCATTGATGTCAGATTTATCGAGTTCGCCAAATATTTGCATTGCCCACGAATAGTCGCGGTAGGCGGTGGCTTGGCTTACGCCCATTTCGCGAATGTGTATCTGTATGGCTTGGTGTTTAGAATACTTATTAGAAAGGCGCAAGCCGTGTATATGGCGCAAACGCGTTTTCACCGCCTCTTCGGCAGGGAGTAGTTGAAAATTCTCGTCAATATACGAGGCGGATATACGCTGATAAAGGCTGTCTTTGCTAAATTTAGTAAGTTCCATTTTAAGGTGTTAGAGGGTTAGAAGTAGAGTCCGCTTTTCATTTTTTCTACTTGTTGGGCAGCAACTGAAGGTATATAACAAGCCACCGCTTCTTTTTCGAGCAGTTGCTTGAGTTGGGCAAGTTCGTGTCGGGCGAGTTGTTGCAAGCGTTTGGCAAGGGTATAGAGCTCGGAACCGTTGAGTATTTTGCTCTTTTGCCAAGGTAGTTCCTCCCACTGCTGTACAATAGCAGTAGCCGTGAATGAGAAGCTATGCATTTGAGCAGCTTCGGCAACAGTAAAGAAAACGATGGTACGCTGTAGTTTTTCCCATATAGCAGGATAAGCGCGCAAATCATCTGTGGTGCAGGTGCTGACTTGTGGTGCGATAATGCTTTCCCACATCCATTGCATTAGTGGCTGTAATTTAGTGAAAACCTCCCACGAACTATTGAGACTGTAAAACTTCTCGAACTCATTCACACTACTGATAATGCCGTTAGGGCGCGGTAACTTGCCTTGCTCGATAAGCAGCGAGATGCAATCGTTGAGGGCGCGGTCGCCCATAGCAATAGACGACAATCCTAAGTCGCGCAAGTCCCACCAAGGCGATTTCTCCATCTTATCATCGGAGTAATAGTTCCCCCCCGTATTGGATAAATTCACCTTGAGGAAAGGGATAGCATAAGCTACTGCATAGTTGGCTACTGCTTTTTTGAGAAGTTCGAGAGCATTAAGTTCCCCAAGCCCCGAAGGGGGAGGGAGGGTGTCGGCAACAGACTTGGGTATATACGGATATACTTTCACACGTAGAGCCTCCTCAATATAAGTTTTGAGGAGGTCGAAATCTAAACGGTTAGAAACATTAGTATATTGCTTGAGTTCTTGGATATTGGTAAACATAGGTTTAGAGATTAGTCGTTAGATGATAATTGAAATTCGACGACAAAACTATGCAGGTTGCGGGTGCTATCAAAGGACAGTGGTTTTTGGGTAATGGGTATTACCTTCAGCCACTCGTCTGCAATACGCAAGAAGCATACAGGCGACTTGATGAGTTCCCATAATACTTCTATCTCTTCAGGAAAGAGCCAACCCGTATTGAGTTTGTAAGTGCGCTTGGTTTTTACCTGCGCCTTGTAGTCCTCACTCAGTAGCACATTGTCGGCGAGGGTGTGCTCGTAACTTACCAGTGCTTCGTACTCGCCTGCAAACGAAAACCAATCGGGACAGAAGTTTTGATTTTGAAACAGCGCACTGATAGGCGTGCTATTGGGTTCTGGTTTGGGTTCGAGGCTAAGGGTTTCCTTACGGATAATAGTTGTAGCCCCATAGGTAACATCGGCGGTAGCGCGTAAAAAACTGAAATTAGCTACTGCCAGCGGGTCCTTAATAGCCGAAAGGTCGATAAGGTTAGAGCCTATTTGCCCCAACGAACGAGCGCGTACCTCTTGGGTAAGTGCCGATACAGATATAAGGCTCTGCTTATAAGTAGAGCGCAAACGGCTTTGAGTAAGGTACGGATAGGCTTTAGGCTTCTTCCCAGGGAGGTAGTGCAAGTCAGTAAGGGTATGCGTTTTGAATACCGCGCCTTTGAAATTGGTTTCCTTAATTATTGCCGATACCTTGGTTGCTTTGAAAATCTCTTTAGGAGCGAGTAGTTTATTAGTGTTCACCTCTAAAGTAGGGGTAATGTCTCTAAAAAAGTCTTGTACTTCTTGCCCTATATCCACCGTTGCCATACCCTCGAAGAAAACGTAATCATAGGTTTGAGTAGTGCTAAAGGTACGCCCATAGCCGTTGAACTCCATTGAAAGGGCTACCGATACAAACTCGCTTTCGGCAGATGTTTGACGAATGTGTGTAAGTTCTTTGTCGAGGCAGAAATACACTTTTTTGGTAGCGAATGTTATATCCGTTTGTACGGTAATGAGCACCTGCACTATCTGTTCGCTACCCGCTGAAGAAGTTACTTTGAGCCAGCCTTTGTGCTCGCCTACCGTCATCATTTCGGAAGATTGAGAGCGGAATTTTACCACAACTTCCTCTTCGCCGTTGCCTTTAATTTCGGTAACCTCCAAGAAATCGACATTGTTAATAGTAAAGGTGAGGCGGTTGGGGTTTTTGATAGTAAATGTACCTTCAGCGCGCTCTTTCTTATCGGTTTTCAGCAGGTATTTAAATTCCTTTTTGTCGATATGAAAAGCGGTAGCATCGTTGATAACGGTGAGGTTGATAGTAAAGTAGTGAGAAACTCCGAATGAATCTTTTGTTCTGAAATAACTTTCAAAAGTAAGTGTTTGGGTTTTACTTAAATCAAAATTAAGAGTTTTTATAGTAGGGTTTTCTTTGTAAAACTGGGAGAGCGAGAATACTGCTGTTGCATTGTTTTTTGTTCCTGTTAGGTTTATATCAAATAGACTATGCCCAATACTATTCCATTCAACTCCTTTAATTGTGAAAGGGGTATTGATAGAATGATCCTTGTACCATTCTGTTCTTGTACCAAAATTGATGTAATCTCCTAATCCTTTATAGTGCCAAAAATCGTGATGTAATACGATTTCGTGATAATAATCAAGAGGTGTCGTAGGGAACGTAAATGAAGTGTCGCCCGTGAGTTCTTTGGTAGCCGTGTTGAGCACCATATTGAGCACGGGTTTGTCGTTGGTTTTAGGGTTTGGGGTAACTTTATCGGTACGGCGCAAGGTGATCACTACATCTTTACGATCGGTAGGTAGGTCTATCTCGTTTACTTTGCCGCTCTTCTCTTCGGTGGCAATTACCCCTAAAGTTACTTTCACTTTTACATCGCCATTTTCAGGTAACTTACTGAAATTGTTGTAACGCAACTGTAGGTTATGTTGCAGTCCGATAAGGTTTTCTAAGTCTTCACCTGTAGGTGCAATGAGTTCTACATATTCATTGGCAGCAATACGCGCATAGTAACGAAATCCCTTGTACTTCTTGTATACGGTGAGCAATCCCAATTCAGGATAATGTACCGTAAGGTTTTCAGTAGAAGGGATGGGTTGAGAGGGGTGCCACTCTTTAAGGATAGTAGCAGGTGATATATTCCAATCGGGGATAGGTTTTTCTACTTCATAGCACACTTCTATCCATTCATATCCTCCTTGAGAGGTAGGTTTTCCTGCTTGGGAACTTCTGCATATTTTTTCAATATAGGTTCTAATAGCCATAGCATTTGTATTTTATGAGGTTTTTGTATAGGGCGGTTTGTATCAGTTCGTTAGGTCTCCAAAATTCAATAGCAATGAAAGGAGTAAAGAGTATTACCCGCTCGGGGCGCACCTCTATCCTATCATTAGAAAATAGCAAAGGCAGCTGGTGTTCTAAATAGCGGTGCACTTGCCAACTCTCTACTATGAAATCTATATCCTTAGCGAGGTAGTTATCGGAATATACTCCCTGCATTACCTTGGCAACCGAGCCACAAACAACGGGTAGGTGCTCGGTAGTGAAGACTTCTAACACGGCACTGTAAATAGTATCGAGATAGGTATTGATACGTGTGTCGTCGAAAATATTGAGAGTTGTAAAAGCGGTGTACATCATATAGCAATTGTGGTGATCTCTACTTGGTAATGCTCTTTATCGAGCACGGATTTATTAAGGCTCTTGATAAGCATACGCTGGTTATAGGCGAGAATGGTGTCACGCAAGGCGATGTGGCGGAATTGGTTTTTGTTACAAACAAAGCTCCACGTGTATTCAGTGGCGGCAATTCGCATTTTGTACCAATCTTTCCAATACTCAGCTACTAAGGGAGGCGTAAGGGCTTTGCGGAACCCTGCATTGTTTTGTCCGTTGTGTAAGCCGTCGTACCATATCATTCCAATTGTTTGCTCTCCACTCTTGCGCGCTATAGCTGTATAAATCCCCTCATACATTATACGTGGCAAACAGTAGCCTCCTATCTGTACTTCGGTAACATTGGTCACCTTGCTCGCTTCTTGCGCGTTGAGTACCTGGTAACTGTTGTCGGTTACTTGTATCACGGGCAACTGATAGGCTTTATCGTCCATTTCGGGGAACTTGATAAGATACGACTGCTTCGTAAGAAATGTTTTTTTAGGTTCACGTACTTCCCAAGAGCGGAAATCTTTAGCGTGTGTACGTTCTTCTATCTTAATACGGTTCATATATAGTTTGTGTCCCTTGATAACCATATCGTAATTTTTCCAATTCTTAATCGTTTTTACCAATTCGCCAAAGGTAACATCGGGCACGGCGCGTTTGAGGTCTACTATATTAGGGTTGATTACCTGCTCTATCACATTGCCGTCTTCGCTGTGTTGTGCCACAATATTGAGGTTCATAGAGAGTTGGGGTTGCGGAGTACCTTCTATCTCTAAAGCCAATGTTTGTGAGGTAGTGTCAATAGTGAGCAGCTGTGTAAAACTGAGTGTGTCAGTTTTTTCAAAATTAAATTCACGGATGATCACGTTGTCGAGTTTTAACCTAATAGCAACCTGCCCGCTTATCAGTTGGTTATCACAAACTAACCGCCACGTTCCTGCCGTAGCAAATTCGTAAGTAGGCTCTACGGCTGTGAGGGTGTGTTCTTGTTGAGCTGTAGTGAGGTAGTAAGGCGTATTGCTGTACAACACCTGCTGGGTGAAATCTTCATCGGTGAGGATATCGCCTGCCAGTTCATAGCCTGCGTCGGCAAAACCCGTTTTGAGTACGTAGAGCAGGTAAGGCATAGGGTGCATAATGTTGTAATTCCTATTAGCCTCGTTGCGAATAAACCCCTCAGAACCATAATTATTGATAAACTGAAAGAATAACTCCCACCCTTTCTGCCCTTTATCCTTAGGGTATACCACTTTAGGGAAGTTATAATCCACTTCGGGGTACTTTTTAGCGACTATCTCGTTGGCGTGAGTGTATATGTCGGGTACGCGCTTTCGCAAAAGCGGTAGGTCGCATAGCTTCTTCTCAAAGTTAGGTAGCTGCTCAAAACCAGAATCTATTTGTGCAGACACTAAGTTACCTTCTACCGATAGTATTTCGAGCGTACCTTTACGCACGCGACCATCCAACACGTGATAACCATCGTACTTCTTCTTGAGTTTGGTAGCGTTGAGGGCGGTATAATTCCCCATACGCAAGCGCAAGTCGGCATTCATTTGGAATTCGAAAGGCAATGAATACTGAGTGAAGAATGTATCCTTAAATCGCGGGTTCTCCTCTTGATAAGAGATAGCAATACGCGAAAGGTCTAACACGAATTGAGAGGTAACAAAGTAATCGGTCATCTTTTTTTATATAAGAGGTAAAAGGCAAGAGGTAAGAGCAATAACAATAACCACCAATAATTGAAAGAAGTGCGCTGTACTTGTTTATGTTTAGTACTCGTAAAAGAAAAAGTTTTTGAGGTAACACTCGTTGTATTACTACTCACTTTAAACTCATCACTTTTCACAACACTGAGCGTACCCCCTTTGAGAGTAATCCGCTCTACCACTTTACCACCTACCTCGTGAGTATATTCCAAAGGTGTGTCGGGTCCTACCGTGCTCAACTGATAGGAGAGTAGTGAATGCTGTAATGTAGCAAACTCTGAACCCACCGTAGCGAGTTCAGAGGTTTGCGTAGCAACTTTCTCGGCAACCACTTTTTTAGTGTTGCACGATAAAAATAACATAAAAAGCAATATCCAGGTAACACATTTCATTAGCTATTATTTTCTATGGTTTTGATCACGTTTTTCAAGATTTTCGCATAGTTAGTAGCGGTAGCATAACCCGCTTTTGCTACTTCATCAGCAAACTTGTATGGGTCTGCTTTTACAAGCAACGCTTTAGCGTATCGCTTGTTGATAAAGAAGAATTGGGAGTGCGCGCTAAACCCTTCTTCAGGTGTGCTGTATTTCATAAACCAATCTTTTACTCTGTAGAGATACTTATCGTTAGAAAGCTTGGTAATGCTCAACACTTCAGGGAATTTGTTAGAGTTGGGAACTGCCAACTCCTCTTTAGTAAACCATAGTTGCTTATTAGGCAGTGGCGTAGTTGCTTTAGCTTTGATTCCAAAGAAATTATAACCTTCAGCACGTTCACCCCAACGACTTTCTAAGGCAGCTTGCGCTAAGGTGAAGAGGTGAGAGATACCCGTTTTCTTTTCGCTTTCTAAAGCAAAGGGCTTATACTTTTTTACAAAATCTTTTGGTGTCATTGTTATTCGTTATTAGAGGTTTGAGATTTTTCGGATGATTCGGACTGTTCAGCTTGTTCAGCTTTTTCATTCATATAATTAGAGATGGTTTTAGCAACTTCCTCTAAGTTATCACGATTGATAAACACTTGCTGAACGACTTGTCCTGCGCGGTCGAACCGCACTTTGTCTTCAGCTTTTTCACGTATAGATTTAATTTCAATTAGACATAGTACTACTGCCATAAAGAACGTTATAAAAGGAAATAGCCACAATGAGGTTTGGTAATAGATTTCTAAGTACCAAGATAGCAAGCCGTACATACTATCCACAATAGTACAAGCAATAAGGATATTGTAGTACTGTGCCATTTTGCTAATGGTACGCCTATAGCCGTATGAGTTACGTGCAATACCCAACCGTTTAGCCTTGCGCACACCACTCCAAAGGTCGGCGAATATCATAAGGAGTACGAGAATGTAGATACTGAGTAGTATCCAGAGAATTACTAAGATTTTTTCCATTGAGTTATTCTACGTTATGTATTTTGAAATAATATTTGTTTCCGTAACAAACAATCTCAGCGGTAGAACCTGCCTTACCTGTAATCTTGTGGTTACCCTCAACCTCAATATTAAGTTCATTAAAAAAAGTAATGTTGCCTACATCGTTTCCTACTTTCATTACGGTGTAACGAGCTTTTTCCTGATACCGTATAAATATATCTGTATCATTCCCTTTTGTGTCTACAAGGTTTAATAAACCTATATGTGCATCTCGAAAACCTTCATTAATTAAAAGTTCCCAAGCGTAATTAACATAACTATCGGGGTCTGTCCTATACATAGGGAAATTATCAAATTTAAACAAAGCTAAATAGCCAAAATAATCTTGAGAAACCACTTTAAGGAATCCTGAGTTACTAAAGTTATTTTCTTCTCCATTTACAAGGTAGATGCATTTTTCATAACGAGCTTCATAATGAATAAGAGTAGCCTTTATAGGTTTATAATTGTGGTTTTTTGGGAGATAACTTGAGTCGTCAATTCTTTCTGTAGACACATAAATATCGGTGCCTTCACCTAATTTTTTACCTTCATAACACAGTATAAAGTTACCTAAGTACATTACATACCTTTCTAAAGTAAAAAAAACTCCTTTTTGAAGATTTTCTTTTAAAAGAGAATTTGGATAACAAGAATTTATCTTAATAAGGTTATCACTAAGGTATGAAAAGTTTTCCAATTTTTCTTTTAGTTCATTGGTAAAGTCGTTAGCCGACAAGCCTTTGCCTTCTTCTTTATCTACTTTGGCGGTGAGCAAGGTATTGAGGTTTTTGTTGTTTTTTACTTGGTTTGCAATTTCTTGCAGGGTGTCAAAGGCGGTGTCATCTACGGAGAGGGTATTTTCTAAATTCCCCATTTTAGTTTGCAGGTTGTCAATAGCATCTTTGAGTTCTTGCCCTGTGCCGTCATAACCGCCTTTAGGTACAAGTTTTGAAGTATCTGTAGGTTGTAAGCCTTCGAGTTTTTGCTTGAGCTCATTTGTAAAATCATTGCTGCTTAGGCCTTTGCCTGCTTCTTTCTGTACCGAGTTGATAATCATATCACGCTGTTCGCGGGTGAGCAGTACGGGTACATTCTTGTTAAAAGTAAGGCGTGAGAGAGCTTCTTGAGCATCGGTGGGATTGTCGTATACCACGCCGTTGATCTCCACTTCGCTCACAAGGGCATCAAGAATAGAGAAGTTCACATCGTCAGCGTTGTGGAGGATAAGGCGGTCGTTCTCCACACGGGCGGTAAAATTGCGAATGGCGAGGATGCCATTGTAGGCAAATAGGTATTCTTTCAATTCGCCTGGTACGGGTGAAAATTTGTACTTTGGGTCCATTTGTTTAGAGGTTTGATTACTTTGCAAAGGTAGTGTGGAAATAAAAAAAGTGAAAGGACAAAAAAAGCCTTGCTACTGCAAGGCTTTCTTGTACATACACCAACAATAGACGAGCCTATCATCGGGGGTTTGTACCAGTTCGATGGTGAACCCTAATTCTTGAAGTACCTCGTACACATCGTGCTGGTCTATGGGTTCGTTAGGGATTACGCCCTGCACCATAGCGAGCACCTGCGAGGTGGTGTGATACGCTTTAGCTACAGTCCCCGCAAATTGTGGAGAATAATAGCGCAAGAGTAATGTTTTGAGAATTTCTTTGTAGTCGTTCATTTTAGGTAAGAGTTAAGAGATAAGAGTTAAAAGCCGTTGTAATCTTCGTAAAATTCGTCTATCTGCTCCTTTTCTCTCAATACGATGAACGAGAGGGAGAGCATATAGGAAAGCACATCGCGTATGGTTGCCTTTTCCTCTGGGGTGTTGATAACGTTAGGGTCTTCGGTGGAGCGGATAATGGCAAAAAGTTCTTCCTGTTTATCTTTCCATTCATCGAAATAATAGGTAACATTGTGTGTCCAATCGGATAGTTTGATGCCGAGCTCTTGGCTCAAGGCGCGAGGGGTTTTGTTACTTGCTTTCATAGATTTATTTGTTTAGGTGTTTGTTGATAATAAGACCGTTGATTGCTTCGGTGAGGGTAGGGGCGGCGCTCTCTACCTTTTTACCAAAGAAAGTGAAGTGCAAGTACCATACGCCTTTGCTAAAGCGTACGCGCAAAGAGCCTCCCGCCTCTTCGGCTAATACCATAAGGTCGGGTTCAGGGCTTCCTCCTTTGGAGGGGGCTAGGGGGAGGTTGCCATTTTTACTGATTTTTTGAAGTGCTTTTTTGGAGAGTTTTTTGAGTTGCTCTTCTTGCCAGCGTTGTTTAACGATTTCGCGGAAGCGACGGCGCGCTGCTTTTTGGCGTTCGCGCTCTTCTGTGGTTAAAAATTCTTGTGTTGACATAATACAAAAAAATAAAAAATCCGTGAGTAGGGGCTGTCAACACAAGCATTGGAATGCAGATTGTTTGCACGCCATTACTGAACGTGCACCCCCTCACGGATTATATCGTGAAAAAATATGATAAATTGCTGGATTATTACTCCAATTCTTATGTTGACGGTGCAAAGGTACGCAAAAAAAAATAACCTGCAAATTTCTTACAGGTTATTTTTGAATATTTTTTTTGAGAGGATAGATTAGCGGTTAAAAAGTTCTGAAAAACGTTGCTCATCAATAGTTTCAATATTAAATTCTTTAATTTTTTCTAACTTACTCCAACCAGCATTTTCACCCACAATCACGTAATCTGTTTTTTTAGAGATAGCTGTATTTACATCTGCTCCTACCTCGTATAGCATTTTAGCCATTTCGTTACGTATTGGGAATTTAGCAAAATTACCCGTGATGACTACCTTTTTACCATAGAAGAAATGTGATTTATCTTCTATATCAAAATTCGGTTCAATATAATCAGAAGAGATTTTTTGTAATTTAAAAGTTAAAATATCTTCTTCAGTAAGGTTAGGGTTAGGATTATGATTCCCACTTCTATTTTTCTTATAGTTTTTAGCTGCATAATATTTCAAGTGAGACAAAACAATGTCTATATAAATACTTTGCATTATTGGAACTGAATTTTCATTTAGTTCATTAGCCAAACAAACTAAAAAAACACCTTCTTGCGTAATAGACTCTAAAGATCCTTTTTCCTCATTGTAATCTATAAAGGCGTAAAAAGGTTTTTTTAATCTATTCCTATCACAAAATTGTAGAGTTCTTTTAATTAAGTCTATTGCTTTTTCTTCTGTGGTATTGAATAGAGCTTGAAACTCAGCAAAATCTAATTCTAAAGTATTTAATCCTGTTTCTAACTCGGTAGAAATTCCGATGTTTTCAAATAATTCTTTTTCCATTCGTGTTATTTTTTTTTATTCAGTGAGTTTTATTAGAAAAGTTTCTGTTGTTTAGGGCTTTGGATGTGCTCTTTGTACTTTAGGATTTTATAGCTATCCTTAGTGATAAGGTGGGTTTCGAGGTCGCTGTCGTAGAACTTGGTAACTTCTAAGTCTACTAACATATAATCACCTTTTGAAAAATGTTCGCCGTTATCAATAGCTTTTATAATATCATCATCTTCCATTTTGGCAGTTATTTTTTGCCCTTGAAAAACGAAATCCCATTTTAAATCTTTGGTAAAACTGGGGCGAATGATCAGTACTTTTTTATCGGTAAGTACTTCTTTTATTGGTTCTTTTGAAATTTCGTCTAAATCATCTAATTTAGTAGCAATAAGAGGAAAATCGGTGTGAGCGATGTAAGTATTTACCTTGTTGGAGTTGAAGCTAAAGCCTGAAACATCGGGGCTTTTTTCTAATACACTAAATTGTTTGGCTATGCTATCTCGCACATATCTATTATCATTATAGATATTAAAAACATTATTCTGAACAATAGTAATATCGCCATTGATATTGGTTACTTCGGTAGTATCGCCTTTGGGTTCTATTTTTGTAGGTTTTTTGCCGTTTAACGATTTAGCAAGGGAGTACAAACCGCCTACTATTGTTACTATAGCAGCGCCATAAGTTACATTTTGAGATGAAAAAAGCGACTCTAATAGTTTTTCTACGAGTTCAATATGTACCTCAAAACTTCCTTTTTCTAAGGCTTTAATTTTTACCTCTATTTTTTTTTCGGTATGCAGGCTTTTATTCACTTCTTGAATGATATTAGAAGTGTGCATAAGGCAACCGATGAGGGTTTCGACATCTACTTCGTGCCTTTGGCTATCGAATATTATTTTAAAGTCATTATCATTCATTGTTGTAGAGAGGTATATTCTATTTGCACGCAAAATTACAAAAAAAAATTACCCCCGCAAATTTAGGGGGGTAAAATTAATTGTTAATTGTTACAACACTACTTCTTTGGTGGTGTTATTGCCAGGACGGTCGGTGGCGGTTACGATTATTTTGTCACCTGAGATTGAAGCATTAGTGGCAGTGGTTACATAGAGCCATTTGCCTTCGTGCAGGGTGGCGTTGCCTTGCTCTACATCGGACTCGTCGTTGTTTTCAATACGCACTTTCACGGCGGTTACTTTCACATTGTCGGTAACGGTGATAAGTATTTTTTCGCCCGTAGCAGCGCCTTTGTAGGCGGTAGTATCAATATGCTCGATAACGGGCGGACGGAGATAGTCGGCAACGGCGATGTTGTAAGCCGATAGCTTGTTGGGCGAGGCGGCAGCGAGCTTTTTGTAGATAGCAGATAGCGAACTATCGGCAAGGGCTTGCTTGGCGTAGGCTACTGCCTTGAGGAATTTTTTGCCTTGCTCTTTTTGGTGTTCGGTTTTTTTGCCCGTGTGTCGGGGACTTTTGGCGAGGATAGTACCGCGTGCGGTGTTGCGGAATACCATTTGTTTGCCTACAGAGCCAGATAGCCCAAAGAGGTAAAGGTTTTCTTTAGATTTTGCCATTTTATTTAGTTTTATGGGTTAATAATGGCGCAAAGATAGTGGTGATTTATTGCTGTTTAAAGGACAGTAGCCTCTGTAATGAATAATTATCAATTAGGGTATTAGCTAAAGGGGGTTATTCCTTACCTAAATCTCAAGGGACAAGTTCCGAAGTTTTTTTTTTATATATGTGATGTACACGTAGTATCATATTTGTGTACAAAATCTAATTCTGGAAATTCTTTGCCTACTTCTTTGTAATAGGCTTTCATCTCGTTGTGTGCTGTTAGAAAATCGTCTATGGCTTCGGCTACTGTATTCCCTTCACCCATTAAACCAAAGCTCAACTCGTCGTTCTCTAAATAAACACCATACGAACCATCATCACCACGCTCGATAATGGCTTTTACTTTTGTTGTTTTTATGTACTGCTCTCTCATATTTAGATTATAATTTTTCAGCTTCTGTTTTGATATAGCTAATCAAATCGGTTAGGTTTTTTTCGTTAAAGCAGTGGTTTGTTACTTTATCGGATAGTTTTTTGTGATAAGTACCAAGGGTGATATGCATTGCTTTGGCAGCGGCTTTACCTCCCATATCAAAAATACTGATAATGCGTTGTATTTCTTGTTTTATTTGCAAAGTATCCATATTACAAAAGCAATTACGAGGGTTAAACATACTATAATGGCAGTTCCTGAGAGTTGTAGTTTAAAACTCAATTCATACTTAGTGTTTAGAAAATTTTTCATAGAAAGTTGTATATTAAAAAATTAGTTGTACCTTTGCAGTGATATTTTTTAAATGAGATGAGAGCCGAGGGGGGCAACCCTCAGCTCACTTCCTTAAAATAATTTGAATTTTTTAAGCGAAAATTCAAGTTTAAATTCAAAGGATTTGTACTTAATTTGGATAACTAAGTTCATCTCATTTAAAACTTATCAAAGAACTTGCCGTCTTTGCTTCGGCGTCATCGACTTTCAATGACACTGCAAATATACGGTGTTTTTTTCTTCCGTACAAATATTTCAGCAACTTTTTTCTATCTTTTTTTCAATTGTTTTTACTAACAGTTTTAGTTGCTTTAATTCTTCGGTTTTTCTGAATATTTTTTCTATCAAAGTAAAATTTTCTTCCTCTTGGCTCTCGGCTTTTAGTACCCATTTTCTAAGGCTTTTTTCCCTCGATACGATATTGCTACGCAGGGTGTGCAGGCGTTGTACCAGTTGTGTAGGGCTCAATTTATCTAAGGCTTCTTCTTGGGAGGGGGCGGCAGGTAGCAATATGCGTTTGTACTTACTCCAATGGTCGAGCACGGTATCGCAGGCGTCCATTTCCTCGAATAGTTGCCATAGCTGCTGCTGTAGGGCGCGGGCTTGGCTTTCTTGGTGGGCTGGGAGGGCATTAAGCTGTAGCTTGAGCGAGCAGGCTTGTAGCCAGTGTTTTTTCTTGGCAAGGTATATGGGGTGCAGGGCTTGGGGATAATCGGCTATAATCCTCACCCCTGACCCCTCTCCAGAGGAGAGGGGAAGCACTGAAGTAGATGATGTTACTGATTTCGGATTGTTCGCCTCGCTTTCGGAGAGGGGGGAACGGGGGGTGAGGCTTTTTAGTTTTGCTTTGAGCTTTGCCTCGTTCTCCAATGAATAAAAGCGAGGAACGCCTTGAAGATTGCCTCCAAGGCGTTCGTACTCGCTGAGTAAACGCTTGTATTGTTCTCGGTAATTAGACATTAGGACTGAGCAGTTTTTTTCAATGCCAAGGCGCATTCCAAAATAGGGACATCGGGCGGGTATTGTTGTTTTTTCTTTTCTATGAGTTGTTGCAGGGTTTCGGTGCTGAGTGATTTTAATAACTCGGCAGCTTCTTCTTGCAAAGCATAGTAAGGAAAGCCCGCGATGTATAGGCTTTTGACATTATAAGGAATACGACTCAAATCTACTGCCTCCAAACCGCCCCCTAATTCTTTGGGTTTGGTGAAGTAGGCAGTGCCATTAGGTAGCAATGATTTGAATGCCGAATCATTCGCAATTTGTAATTCGGCATTCGTTATTTGCTTCTCGTCATTTGTGATAGTCTTAGGCTTCGGCGATTGTTCCTGCATACTTGTACGGTTTAGAGTTTGTGATGATTTTGATGGTAATACCGCTATCATCTTCGGCTTTTTTGCCTGTAGTGGCTTCGGCAGTATCCATATAAGCAGGGTTGATCTTGGTGCCTATTACCCATAGCGTGCCTTGGGCATCGGGGACTACGAAAATCATCGGTACGTTTTTGTAACGGTTTATGAAGTCGAGGGTTACATCGCTAAAGCGAGCTATTTTAAACTCTAACTCGGTTTTCGCTTTTTTATTGCCAGCATTGCCAACGAGTGTGATTTTGAGTTCTCCCTCGTCTATCTGTGCATCGATACCCTTAAAGGATTTGGAAGCGATAAGGGTAAGGTTACCGTCTTCGATGGTGTTGGCTTTGCCGAGTTCGCCTGTATTGGCGGGCAATACGCATTTATCGACAAACGCCTTGGGGGCGTACAAAATGCGTGTGCTGATGCCTCCACTTACTTCGTCGTTAGGACAAGCATCGAGGCTTTCGTGGGGAACGTTATCAAAACAATTTTTTGCCATAATCTTACTTTGTTAATTTGTTAATAAGGGGAGAGTGTCCGCCGATGAGTTGGAGGAGTAGATCCTCGTCATTAGCGATTTCTTCTTGTGACAGGGCTTCACCTCCGATAAGCAACATTTGAGGCGCATCGTCAGCAAACTTGTAACTCACATTGCGGAATGTAAACTCGTGACCTTTGCGAGGGGCTTCTTCTGTTGGTTTTTCGGGAGTTCCCTTGAGTTGCTCCTCATATTGGTCGAGTTGTTGTTCGCGAGCGTTGAGCTGTTTTTCAACCTCATTGAGAGCTTTCTCACGTTCGTTGAGGGCTTCTTCTCTCTCGTTGAGAGCTTTTTCACGCTCGTTGAGGGCTTGCGCTTGTGTATCGTTGCTTTCGGTAGAGGCGTTATCAATTTCGGGCGAATTGCCATTCGCCCCTACGACGGGTGTATTTTTTTCTTCTTTTGCCATTTTAATTAGGTGTTAGGGGTTAGAGGATAGGGGTCAGGGGCTGAGTACCTGACCCTGAAACCTTATTAAGCTTCTAATCCTTTTTCTTCAGGGTAGTAGAGTTCATTGAGGTCTTTGTTGTTCAATCCGCGTTTTTTAGTACCGTCGGAAGTGTACACATAAGTAAGCTCATTGATTGCAAAATCATAGCCTAAAGTAAATTCACCCATAATGTTCAAGATACGTTTATCTACTTGTACATCGGTGATAGTTGCAGGATTATCGATGATGTCTACCATCTTTACAAAACCATTTTCAACGGTTGATACGATTGTACCGTCTTTGAGGTTAGGGATAGCCACAATTTGGCGTTTACCCAAGCGTGTTTTGAGCGCGTTGTCTTGGAACTTGTTTTGCCCAAACTTGTCTTCGTAGGCAATTTGGTAGTTCTCGGCATCATTCACACTCATAAAGATTTTTGTTACTTGGTCTTTCGCTCCCGCAGGCAAACCACGCTCATAGGCGGTTACTACATCGATGATGTTAGTGCTGGTGATAGCATCGGCAGGAATGAGGAAGTATGGGTTTTCGGTATTCTTCAATCCTTTGGCGATGATTTCGTTAAGCCCATCCATAGAAGTGCCAAATTCAGGGGTAGCAAGTCCTATCTTAGAAGCATCGTACTTACCAGTAACTGACAAAATGTTTACATCGGAGATGATTTTTTTCAAAAGCGAATCAATAGCGTGTTTAGAGATTGATTTATCTTTTAAATTCTTACCTTCGTCGTACATTTCCTCAAGTACTGTACTGAGTATTTCGGCAGGATCAAGTTCAAAATCCACCTTCTGATGGAAGTTTCTCATTATTTTTTTGCGGAATTGCAATTCGCCATAAGGCGTCCACTTTTTGGAGTTGAAGCCTTGTACTACGTGCCCTATGAGCGAATGCAACGATACGTATTCGCCTCTTACCTTGGTGAGGGTACGAGAGTGTGCATTGAGTAAAATCTCTTTAGACAATATTGCAGCTTGCAATAATTTAGGCTTGGTGCTGATGTAGCGAAGTAGTTCATTTTTAATCTGTTCTACGTTCATTGTTTTTTCTTGTGGCATAGTGTTAAATTTCGTTTAAGAATTTGTTGTGAGCATCGTTAGGGTCTAAATACCCGTCAATAAGTCCGTTGTTATCGGCTGACTCTTTGCCGTCGTTAGCAGGCAATGAGTGTGCAGGGCGATTGTTAAGTTCGGTTTTGAGGCGCTCGGTTTCGGCAGTAAGAGCGGTTACTTGCGTTGCGAGGGCTTCTTTTTCAGCGGTAAGGGCTGTTTTCTCAGCCAATAGCTTTTCATTGTTGGCTTTCAGCTCTGCCATAAGCTGCTCGAGGGCGGTGTTGTCGGCAGCGGTTTCGGCAGCTGCTAAGGCGGCTTCTATCTTGTCGATCTGCGATTCTTTGAGCTCGACAAACTTTTCATTCCCAAATAAGGGACTTTTCAGGTCGATACTGGCGAGTGCCAATAAGGCGGCGATTCTTGCGTGTTTCATTATTTTATAGGTAAGAGGTAAGAGGTAAAAGGTAAGAGCCTGTTACTACTTACAGATTAAACTTTTTCTAATTGACTAATTGGCTAATAACCTCATTGAGAGTCATTACCTCGTCGATAAGTCCTAATGATTTGGCTTTTTTAGCACTGTAGGTGTTGCCTTTGAATACTTCTTCTTTGGCATTGGGGCGGTAGGCTTTTACGCTACCTATAAAGCGGGCGTTGGCTTCTGAAAGCATCTGCATTATAGCCTTTTCGTTACCTTCTTTAAGGTCGCGCCAAGCCTTGTTTTTTTCGGTGCTTTCGGGGGCGTAGAGTTCGTGGACTTTCACGCCGTACTTTTCTAAAAGGGGTGCAAAATCTTGGAAACTCAACATCGTGCCTATACTGCCAATCGCATCGGCAAAAGGGGCGGCGACTACCTTATCGCAAGCACTGGCAATCCAATAGGCGGCACTGCACATATAACCGCCGGTATAGGCGACGGTAGGTTTTTGCAAACTGCGAATAACGCTGGCAAGCTCCTCAGTACCTGAAACCATTCCGCCCCCGCTATCAATGTCGAGCACGATAGCGGTAACGGCTTGACGCGATTCCCGCGC